AAGCTGAGATACCAATGAGGAAGTGAAATATTGTGAGTTGATAAGGTCCGCCATTGTAGAGCCATTCATCCATGTTTGCTGCTTCCCAGATGGGATAGAAGTGCATGCCGATGGCGTTGGAGCTGGGGACCACTGCTCCTGAGATGATGTTGTTTCCATAGAGTAGAGATCCTGCGACGGGTTCGCGTATGCCGTCAATATCGACGGGAGGTGCTGCAACAAATGCTATTATAAAACAAGTTGCTGCTGTAAGAAGACAGGGTATCATTAAGACACCGAACCACCCCACATAGAGGCGGTTATTGGTGCTTGTCACCCAGTCACAGAATCTATTCCAATTGGATTGTGTTAAGGTGGCGGTGGTCATACTACGTTCTCCACTCCGGCTTCAGTTGAGCCATTAGTTGTTTTACCTACTTGATTTTTACATTGAGCTAGCTGTGCAGCTGTAGTCGCACTATCATTATAAGGTATAAACCAGCGGTCACCGCTTGTCCTTACATTATATTTAGTACGCATAGCATTAGGTCTAGCTGATGGATCATAAGCTGCCATAATTAAAATTGTACATTAGAACGTTCTAGTTTATCGTATACATCCTGACGATAAGCAGGATCACTATCATAGCGAGGATCACTCATGGCTTGTACTACTTCAGCTTGGCTACGGAACCCATTAACGGCTCTTGCAGCTCTACCTTGTAGCATTCTACCTTCGTATCCTTCTTGGGCTTCATACTCTGATCTAAGTCCTGCTACTGCTATCTGTATAGCTGTTGCATTACCTCTATCTATAATATCATTGAAAGCATCTAACTTACTTTCAGGTACATTATCAGCAGCCCATGCTGTTAGTCTATTATATTCAGCCTCACCTCCGGCGGAGTTGTAGACAGAATTCATTTCGGCATCAGTTAGATCAGGAGAGTAGCCACCTTGGTCGGGGTTATTCTCCTGTATTGCCATGTATGCATTAACAAGGTCAGAGCTGCTCATCTCTTGGAATTTTTGCATTGTCTCTGCTGAGACCTGACCTTCATTTGCATAGTATTCATCAGAAGCTTCGGTTATTAATTCGATACCAGCAACAGTTGCTTCATCGTATTCAAACTCATCTTCATCTAAGGTAGTATCTTCTACCTCATCATCATCATCATTAGAACCTAACTTTCTTTGGAGTTCAAGGTATGCATTTTCTAATTCTTCTGCATTCTCAAACTTACCAGCATAAAGTTCTGATTCTTGTTGACCTAATTTTTCTGCTACCTCTAAGGAGTTCTGCTCATCAGCAGAGAATTCAGGAGCGTCAGCAGGAGTGGGATCATACGTCAGCTTTTCTGTCATCTTTTACTCCTTTTGCAGTAGTTACTTTTAAATTTCCTAAACCAACTGTTGTTACTAGTTCAGGGTCTGGACCTATGTTAGCTCTAGCTGTGAACTTAGTTGGTTTAGCTCTTTCATTTTCTGGAACCAAAGGTTCTGGTTTACTAACCTTCGGGAGGGGTTTCTTCCGCACCTTGGTTGGGCGGCTCGCCTTGGCTGCTGTCATTTAGTTGATCGTATCCGTCATTTAATGCCCTACCAATTGCAGGGTTTTTACTTGGGTCCATACCAGGAGCTTTAGCGAATGCACTAGCTTGATCGACCATTGATTGCTGAGCGTAGTCTTGCTGTCGCTCTGCTTTCTCTGCTGCCATAGTTTCAGGTGTCTTAACAAGGTTAAGTACATCTATACCTTGAGCTGCAGCGAGTCGTTTAACATACTCACCAGCATCAAGGAACTTAGCCATGATTTCTGGTCCCATAGTTTGTGTAAGAGTCTGTGCGAATTGAACTAAACTTTGTTGATCTTGTCCTCTACCTAATGCATTAACACCTGCAACTATCTGTGGTCGTACCAAGTCTTTAGGGATCTTAGGGATCTCCCTATTACGTTGCAAGATATGTAATGTTCTATTGAGATAGGGAACTAAGAATTCAACAGTAAGTAAGCTAAATAACCCACCTAATTGTTGTTCTAATTCCATCTGAGTTAAGCGTACTTCCTCAGCTGTAGTCCTCTCACTTTCGCGTACTGATAAAACAAGGAAGGCTTCGCCTATCCTACGTTCTAAGTTCTGCATTTGTTCTGATGCAGTTCTGAAATCTGCAGTCTTTCCAACCTGGATAACACCTACATCGTCAGGTCTACCCTGTACGATTGCACCGTTACCAGCGTCAGCAATTGTTTTTGGCTTTGTAGTTGAGCTAGGTGATACCAAGAACACTACCTTACTAGCTGCAGCTGACCCTTCTACAAGGGCTTGGGATAATCCTTCTAGGGATCTGATATCCCCAAGGAATTCTTCCACTCTGCCCCGTCCGTAATCTTCTCCGTCCACAGTATTGAATCTCAATACGAGCCAGGGAGAAGTATTCTTAGGAGCAGTGCTACGACTGCCAGGTAATATATTATCAAATGCTTCTTGATGCCATACCCATCTACCATTATCATCGAGTCGGACGTAAGTATACACTTCTACGTCTTGATCATCAGATCCTGTCTTATAACCTTCATCCCCTGGAGGATTAGGTAAAGGTACTGGCAGATCTTGACCGAGTATCTTCCGACTAATTAGTTCCTTCGTTACAATCTCACAAACATTTCCGTTACCATCACGATTAACTACGTAACGATTAAGGGGATAGTTTTTGAGACCTTCTTTGCCCATAAATATTAGTGCATTACCAGAGACTATCAAATGTTTGAGAGCTTGGTGGACAACTACTCTATCACTAGAGGCACTAATATAGTCCATTACCATCTTCTCCATTTTGGAGAAGGATAAATCTAATTCACTCTTTACTTCTCTTGGAAATTCTACACCGAGTTTATCATCTCTGACTTGCAGTTTAAAGAACGCTGTCTGTGGTGGCAGCAAAGCTAACATAAGTTTCGCTGCTAAATTAACCACCGACTTAGCTCCAACTGACTGCCAAGGTGTATGTAATTTTTGATGTTCAGGTCGTGAACTTAAATCTTCTTGTACTAGATAGGGCAACGTTAATCTTGAACATTCAACTGCGGTATGAAGGAACTGTGTTCTACCTTTAGTCAGTTGATTGTATCTATCACGTGCTTTCATTAAGTATCACCTCGTTTATAAGGTATCCCTATATTAGTACCAGGTTTCGTTCCTTTAAAATTGCTTTTTAATGCAGCCTTTTTAGGAGCGATATCTTTTGTAGCTTCCTGACTGTAATCACCAGAATCTGATATAATTTTATTGTTAACTGTATCAGGAGTATTCCCTTGATAAGGACTAGTCCAATTCTGTATTACAGGTGCTTTATATTCATACCCACCTGTTGGGTATCTAGATCCTCCGCCTCCGAGACACATAATTCACCTCTATATAGGAGGGTTAATACCTGACTGTGTAGTCGCAGGCATTGTAGCACCAAGAGTCTTAGGATCGATAGCTCCTAATTGTTTCACACCTTCTTTAGTTTTCTTAATCTCTAAAGCTTTTTTCTTTTTACTTGTTTGAATTCTATGTTCATCTGTATCTTCATCGCTAACTCTAGACGTACCTGGAATAATAGGTGGTGGCGTCATAGGTTTAACCACTGGTGCAGGTGCCATTCTTGGTGGGGGTGCAGGTGAACTACCACCGCCTCCGCCGCCACGTCCTCCGCCTAAGCACATTTATTCATCCTCCTCAATAAGGTTTTTTATATAAGCGACCACACTGGCTTGACCACTGCGGTACATGATTGATTCGATTGATTCTTTGGGGTGGACGGGATTCCATTTAAAATTATCTTCTACTTTTTTTAATAAGTCTTCAACTCTTTCGTTGTGAAGCTTAAGCGTATTTAGGGAGATTGACATTGGAATGTTCAAAGAATGCAGGCATACGCGCTCTCTGTGTGTCCGCAAACTCTGGGGCTTTACCCTCATACATTAAGCGGTCACTCGCATTAAGCCAAAAATTTTTGTCCAAATATTTATCGGTAGTATTAATACCTAGGGGTTGGAATACCCAGTTAATGGTGGCCTTCCTAAGTTTATCCAAAGATTGACTAGGAGTATAGCCCATATCAGAGCATACGAGACTATTACAGGCCACGTGTATTTGTTCGTCTCTGGAAATATCAGCCGATACTGTCCTGAGACCAGCGTCACCACAAAACCTAAAAAAAGGCAAAAGTACAAAGAATATAGCACGTTCAGCTACCAATGCTTTTAATATGGTGTGGTCGGGATGTTCCTCCCACGCTGCCCTGAGTCTGAATGCTTCGGCCTCAGCCGTAGGGTCAGTCCCAAGTGAATTAGCAATGTACCCAAGAGCAAGGTCATGATTTTCCTCATCTTTAATGTTTGATTCTAACAATACTCGTGCAGAGTCGGGAACATCTTTTTCAAGGCTTTCTGAAACCCACTCGCCCACTGGAAGCTCCATGTGGCGTATTGCAAGAGCACGGTAGATGGTTTCTTCCGCGCCCTCTTTGAGTTTTCCAGCCGTAGTTTGAACGGGAGTCCACTTACGTTTTCTCCCAAGTAATTTTTCATACGGATCTTTCTTCATTATTCTTGACAATCGCAGGTTACTGGCTCGTTTCCGAGGATATCCTGCAAGTAACTATCAACATCATCTTCACCTAATGCTGCATACGCATCGGTCTTATCTTGTGTGTCTCCCATCACTTGCAGACTGTAATAAAGGGAGGTCTGCGGTGATAGCAACCACTCTTCCACGAAGTTTCTGTCGTAAGAAACGACATCACTCCAGCTATTAAATGAATAGCCGTGAAGAAGTCCCGTGTTTTCTAACATAATCATCAGTTGATCTGCTACTTGTTTGTAAGCATCCCAACCTACTTCACTAGCGATTTCTACATCGCCATAATCGTAGTGTTCTACACCAAATGTTCCTGAATCTCTATCGATGGATCGTGCGATAGGTGGAGCGATCTCTGGTGTGCATGTATAGCCATCCAGATCTTTGCTTCGATAACTGCACGAGGCAGTTGGTGCGATAGCAAAGGCTCGAACCATCCTATTATTGCGAGCCACTGTGGCGGCAGACTCAATACCCAGCTTAAATTGCCAAGCAATCTCACCTGCGAGGCCATCAACCGACTCGCCTGCATTGACTTTAGCCAACGCACTTCCAAAGGAGTCATAGCTAACCTTATATCTTCTTAATAAATTTGCTAATCCAAGGCATCCAAGTCCGACTTGGCGGTCCGTCTCTGAAGGGAGGTATTCGCCAGTTTCTCCGACACCTGTGCGACTATGTAGCTCGCACAACTCGGACATACCTTGTACGAAAGCTGTTTTGATGTTCCCGACGTCACAGGCACCGAGATTGACATGCTGTAAGAGGCATGTTCCGCGTGAGGGCAGGTATACTTCAAGGCAAACGTTTCCACGAATTCGTTGAGCTTGTTCGTCATATCTTATTTTGTTAAGCCAGATGTCCCCAGATTTGATTCCGTAAAGGATGGCGTCTTTAACTCTGGCATCTGTGGAGTTCCAGAGTCCGGCATCAAGGTTGACGCATCTTTTAATCCAGGGAGCTTCGGCACGGGGAAGCTGCACGAACTCAAGAATATCGGGATGGTTAATATCCAAATGGGCAACAATCGCCCCATTTTTATAATGGCCGCCCCTTCTAAGTGTTTCATTTAATACTGAGTAGATTTTTGCAAATGAGACTGGTCCACTGGCTGTTAAGCCTTTACCATTCTCGTGACCTTTCGGCCTGAGTTTTGATAGGTGTATAGCACACCCCGCCCCATGCCTCAATGCATGAGAAGCGAATCTCCAGCTAGCCTCAATGCCTTCTGGACCCTCCATAGAGTCCTCAACGACAAATACAGTACAGCTCACTGGAAGTCTTGATTCTGGGTTATCCAACCATTGCTGGACCCGACCAGTGCGGGAGATAAGTTCTGCGGTCATTTTAAAATAAGTCTGATAAGTCCGGTGCTTTGTAATTTGGTCCTTTCAGAACCTTTCCATCTTCTCGATATATTGGTTTTCCATCTTCTCCAAGTTTAGACATATTACTTCTATGTACTCTATCTAAAGCTTCATCTAAAAACCAACCCATATTTTCTGCATATTGGTAACAGACATAAACAAGGTCAGCTAATTCTTTTAAGCATTCTTCATGTAAATTACGTCCATGTCTAAAGAGCATACCTTCAGCTTCTATAAACTCCTTAAATTCTTCTACAATTAATTTTTGTTGATAGGATCTTGTTTGTTTATCAGAGCTATTCTTTAATTTGTATTTTGAGCGGAACTCCTTTGCTTGAGTCGATAAAAAGGTGGTTTGCATTAGGCCAGTTTTCTAAAAGGTTTAAAATAGAATTAGATAAAATAAAATTTTGTTTCTGTAAAGCTAAGAAAACAGTGGCAACATCTTTCATTTCAACATTACCACTGTTTAATCTTAATTCAATTTGCCTTAGCTTTAGATCTTGTTCGAGTGTTAACTCTGTAATCGGCGGTGGGGGACCATAATTTTGGTTGTTTTTTGTTGAAGTCATAATCATCAGCGGTAAGAATTCTAGCTAATCTAGCGTTAATTAATGCATCTTCTTCTGTTAAACCTTTCTCTTTAAAAGTATCTACCACCGTCTTCCAAGAACAACCCTTCTCATTAAAAATGGTTTCAGCTCTTTTGACCCCGACTCCAGGGACTCCGCCATATCCATCAGTTTGATCTCCAGCAAGGGTTTGAATAAGGTGCCAAGTTGCTCCGGCGTTAGCTTCGATTGTGAAAGTTTCATCAAAATTGTATAATTGGCCAGGGATTTGTCGCATATCTTTATCAGGGGAAGCGATAATGTTCCCTGGATATTTTGTACTATAAATTCCCATACTGTCATCAGCTTCAAGGCCAGGTTTCATTATAACCTTATACTCTTTTCGGAGAGCATTGATGACACGTTTGTACCCGCAAGGTTTCTTACGATTACGATGCCCTTTATAATCGGGCAAGATTTTTTTCCTAAAATTTTCACTGTCAGAAAAAAACAGTATTATATCAGAGAATGTCCCAAGTTTGTTTTGTAATTTGGTAAGTTCTCGTTTAGTCGCGGAGTATGCATCACTAAAGTGAGAAGTGACAAGGATAACATCATCCCCAAAATCCACTTCAGTTTCCGCAGCTGCGCACGATTTGTAGACGATGAAGTCTGCATCACATAAAATTTTCATAAATTAATGTACATCTGCCCATGTACCACCATCTTTTGCTTCAGCGGCGGTGGGGCATCTAAGTTTGTAATATTCTCCTGCTTGCACGGCTGTTAGTTCAAGTAAGAACTTAAGATCTTTTACATCTTTTTCTTCGCATTCAAATTGTAGTTCATCATGAACGAATGCAAGTTGTTTAGCAGTTTTTGGTAAAGATTCATGGGCTAGTACCATCCATCTTTTGGCGAGGATCGCTGATGACCCTTGGATGAGATAATTGACGGATTTGTGCCGCGAGTCAACGAGGATACGACGGTTGTCGAGTCCATGAACATAACCCCTCTCACTAGCTTTGTGTACTGCTTCCAGAAACTTTTTAAGCCCTGGTATGGCATCAACATAAGCTTTACGAATTTCTTTACCTTTTTTTCTCGCCTTGTCCTCGGGAAGCTGTTTGTCATAAGAGTGTCCTATTTTTATATCGCCTGCCCCATACAAAAATGCATAGGTGACGGTCTTGACTTGTTTTCTACTAATACCGATTTTATCAGCGTTTTCCTGGTGTATGTCACCATGCAGTAACACTTTTGCATACCTTCCTCCGTCCCATCTTGCAAGATAATGGGCAAGCATCCTAAGCTCAATACCACTAAGATCAGCACCGACCATTCGTAAGCCCGGACTAGCAGTAAATAAACGTCTAAATCTTTCATCACTAGGCACCTGTGCCAAATTCGGAGATCGATGGGCTGCTCTAAAAGTTTGAGTAGCTACCGAACAGTGGTGGTGTATTCTAGACTTCGTACATAGCTTCTGCCATGCGTTCACGCCTTCGGATATCATCCCAAGCTTTTTCGTCAGATCCAGTAGTGTCAGAAATTGAAGAGCTATATCCGTCCCAATATCTTTGAGTACTGTTTCGTCTATCACCGCCTTGCCTGTAGAGGTTGTCAAGGTAGGCGTCCAACCATAGTGTGTTTGTAAGATCCATGCTATATGATCCCTAGATGTGGGATTTAATTCTTTAAGACGGGTACTTTCAGCTCCAGCGACATAGCCTCTGGTCCTATTATCTCGTTTAGGAGTAAATAGTGGTCCGCTAACGAAAGGGTGCCGTTTTCGAAGTAACCTAGTAGTTTCTTCATATTCTCCACGGAGAGCTTGTTCAAGTTTCCGTGCAGCGCGTTCATCAAAATACCATCCATGGATTTCTTGTTGGGTGAGTAGTTGTGCTACCTGATGTTCTAACGAGACCCATTCAGGTAAGGGAGGAAATGTTTGCATAATTTGTTAGTAACTCTAACATCTTGTTCGCAATAGTCTTGCATTTCTTGAGACCATTCTTTCCAGTCTGTTGTAGCTCCAAAGTTCCCTTTGTACTCATTCAGTCTGTAACCGTATGCCTCAAGTGAATGACGACCATATAATTGTAATGGCATATGTTTCCATGTACGTTTCTTATCTATATCGAGTAAATTCGGATGATATAACCTAGATAACAAAAGAGTATCAACAATAATCCCAGTAGGATTGAAGTAAGGATAGAGCCTTTTAATGATAGGAATATCAAAGCCGATAATATTGTGGCCGACAAGAACATCAGCAACTTCCAAACAACTAATCGCCGCTGTAATCGAATAATTACTGGCCATAGGAAGCTCCTTAGCAGAAGATGAATATTTCTCATCGTTAAACGATTGTGAAAAATTACCTTCGACATAATGGAGTGACATACAGTGGATACGGGTAGCATCATTTAGAAGTCCGTTTGTCTCCAGGTCGAACACCACCGTTCCAGTGGTAAGTTTTGTCAACGAATCTGGCACGTTCTACTGATTCTTTGCTAGGTGGGTTAGGTTTAATTAAATTATATTCATAATCTTTTGATTTTTTATACCATGGGTGTTCATATCCTCCACTAAAAATCCGTGGCTGGATTGAAGTCTGTGGTCTCAATTTCATGTTCTATAAAACGACAAGTGGATAAGTCATAATCAAGTTTACATGCTATATTCGTTTCGCCTGAATAACGATTTTTAAGGATTCTAAGAGTCGTAAGACCTCGTTGATCTTTGGCTTGCTGGTCTCGCTCCAAAGCGATGACCGAATCGCTGAGTTGAGCGATACTATGAGACCCTCTAAGTTGGGAGAGAGACACTCTTCCGCCTTCTTCGTGGGTGTGGTTGTCACTGTTACTTCTCCGTAAATGTGATACTAAAAATAATGCAATACCAGTACGTTCAACTAATGACCTTAATTTAGTCATAGTTTGATCCAGCATCCGTCGCTCGTCTCCTTCTAAACCGGAGAGTAAGATTGATAAGTGATCGAGTAAAATAACTTTGCAATCCAAGCCAGTAGCGAGGTATTCAATTCTATTATATATGACCTCTGGATCAAAACTTCCAAAGCCATCAAACAAATAAAGATTCCAATTGGCAATCGAACGCTCAAAGGCATCCCTGAGTTCTGCTTCGTCATGCTCTCCTAAGTGTAAATTTTTCCCAACAGCTGTGGACATCAATCCAAGTGCGGTTCGTTGATTACTTGCTTCAAGCTCCAAGATACCGACATGTTCGCCTTTGTTGAGTAAGTCAACTGCAAGGGAGCGCATGAGTGAGGTTTTTCCTGAGCCAGAACCACTAGTAAACGTTGTAAGCTCTCCGTATCTAATTCCGTGTAATTTCTTATTGAGTCCTTTGAATGGATACTCATGATCAAATGGTTTCTGTGGTGTAGTTACTAATGTAAGTAAGGATTTACCATCTACGATTCCATCAGGTCTAAATTCTTTAGCGTCCCAAATCGCCTTTCGGATTGCTTCTGTATCATTCTCCTGTAACGCATCTGATGCATCCTTGTAAGATTCCAGTCTTGCAATCTTGACTTTTCCTGGCGGTAATACGGACGCTGCTTCTTCCGCTGCCTTCCTACCTGCTTCATCTCCATCGAAGAATAATACGATCTCATCGTACCCCTGGAATAGAGGTATCTGTTTCTGTATATCCTTCTTTGCTGAAGCGGCTCCATGAGGTAACGAAACCATTGGCCAACCTGACATAGCTTCGTAACAGCTCGCAGCATCTAATTCACCTTCAGTAACAACAATACGTTTGCCAGTACTAGGGAAGAGATGCTGACCGAATAAAGTGTCAGTGGAAACTCCTTCATAAGTAAATCCTTTTTTCTTTGTTTTTATTTTAATGCCTTTAAGGATACCATCAGCAGTAAAATACGGGAAACGAAGTGTATCTCCATCCCTATAAATTCTAAAGAATTGATTAGTTTTTTCTGAGATATTTCTCTTAACTAATCTTTCTGCTTGTCCTTTAAGTTGTACAGTTTGCGGCATTCGATTGTGAATAAATTCTCCTTCACCTGCTGTTCTATGATGACACACAAAACAGAAAGTATGCCCATCAGAGTATAAAGAATTAGCATCTGATGAGCCACAATTATCGCAAGGCAAATGCCTCACGAACTCATTATCTTCCATTATATTAACCAATCAAGTGGTATATCGTGGAAATGTGTCCAAGGTATGTCATGTTTTTCACACCATTGGGCATACGTTGTTTTAGAACCTTTCGAGATTTTATTATAAGGTGATTGGAATACCATCCTTAAATCTAATTCTGGGTTGTCCCTCTTAACAGCAGCAATCTTCCGTCGGTCTGGCGCGGACCAATATCCTTTTGCTTCCAAGTGTACATGGTTTGGGAGAATAAAATCAGGATGATAATGATGCTGGATGGTATAAGGAACCTTACAAGATTCGTATTCATAGGTTACTCCAAGACCTGTTAATAGTTTCGCTACTTGTTCTTCTAAGCCTGACTTGTATTTAGAAGTCTTCTTCTTCGGTTTCTTCTTCATTGATGGTTGGTGTTACATTAGGATCAGCTGTTTTAAACCCTGATGTATTACCAAATAGTTCTGCTACTTCCGTAGCGTCTAAATCTCCAGTGTCTACACCAGCATCACCTTTTACTGAGATAACTTGTACACCAACAAGCTTAAGAGAACTACCATAGGTAACTCCATCTCTAAGGATATATGGTTTCTGATAGAAACCCAGTTTAACAGTAGACCCCGCGTATAATGGTGTTTTAGCATCGGTTACTTGTGTACCTTCTGTGTCTACAACAGGCGGACGGTTCTCTTCATTCCATGAGAATTTAATTTTATATTTACCCTTCGCAATTTCTTCCCATGGCTCGGGCTTGAGCGTGGATCTTTTAGGGTTTTTCAATTTAGACTCAGCCCATTTAAGAACTTCTGCCCTTTCAGTTTCTAAAGTGTCAATGACATCTTCATTAACAACAGCCGAGAGAGAATAACCAAACTTACTAGGTGCTAGTATTGCCTGGAATCCCTCAAGTTTAACAGGTTTGTCAGTTTTATGTATGGTTCTAGACATCGCAATCCCCAGTCAATGCTTCTCCTAATGATTGAGGTTCTAATTCTTTATCTAAAGTATCTCTGTACTCAGTGAGTTGTTTAATACGCTCATTAAGTGCGTCTAATTGTTTCTGCTTTTGTTCTCTCTCTGCCTTTTGTAATCTCTCTTCAGAGACAACTAATATGGTAGGAGGTCTAAAAAAGCTATCGAATAGTGAATAGTGGTGCATTTAACAAAAGAAATAAGTTGAGTCAATTACTGATTCTGGTTTAAGATCATCAATAATCGGTGGTTTCGTCTTTGCTTTAATTTGTTCAGCAAAGGTATTTAAGTAATCATGTTCAGCAAATAGATGCATATAAACTTCCCTTACTATTATAGCAAGTAAGCTCATATCTGTAGCTCTACTTAACACACTGTCATGAATAACAGCGATTGGAGCATCAAACCTTTCAACACTTAAATGTAATAAGCTAGCATCTAATGAATGTATAAGATTTGGTGCAGTAGCAGCCTTGTGTCTACTTCTATCTACTTGGTTTCCATCTTCAGTGGCAACCTTAAGACGACAACGACCTAATAATGAGAGTTTAATTGTTTCAATTTTCTTCTTCATTAAGCGTTGAACTACAATAAAACCAGATGGTGTTGTCCATTCTAATTCTGTTGCACCGTCTTTAATAGCATTAGCGACCTCAGTTTCGATCCATTTCATGACTGCCATTGGGCCAGGTACAACCTGAGACATGGATTCACGAACTGTAGCGACAACGGTTGTGAGATCATCTTTATTTATATCTATACCATCCTCTTTCAATGCGTCCTTTATGTAGGAACGATTAGAGAAAGGTTTTGCATTATATGGTATTGTCATGACCACTCTCTTTACCGAGCGTCTACTCCATACATTATGTAAGTATTCAGGTATACGTGGTTTAGAGTGTTCAGCTACTACCTTATATGCATCTTGCGGTTTATCAGATGGTAATACATTAACAAGTTTAGCAGTTGATTTATCTCGTGCTAACCCTGCGAGTATTTGTAATCCTGAGCACGTGGCATCAGTAGCCACACATAATCCCGTAGTAGTACGTTTATTATGTATGACACATGAGTAATATTCTTCACATGCAGCAAGGAACTGCCATGGCTCTTCCGCTGCTTCCCACTCGGGCAAGGATTCTATCGGGAATCTTGCAATCCTAGTGATGAGCGGATGGTTCGCTTTAACCCAGCTTTGACGGACTTCCCATGTATCTTTATCCAGACCATAAGTAGTTGCCACCTGAAACGCAAGCCATTTATGTGCATCGTGAGTTACGGGTGATTCATCAGCAAATCGAATCAGCGATTTACCGAAGTCAGTATCTTGTGGAGTTAAGAAAGCAGGAATGGGGTATGCCCTTCCACGGTAATCAAAAGACCACGGTATATAAAACCTGTCTCTATCTTTAAACCTATCTACCGCCTTCATGGTCATCCTAGTTCTACAACTTCTTCTGACCTCTTGTGCTCTCTTATTCATTACTTCAGCAGCATTACGTCGGTACTCTCTACGAGCTTCTTCGTTATCTGCTATATCTACTGGTTTAGGTGGTAGATCGTAATCCATTACAGGAAGGAATTTTCCTACACCAATCTGTTTCTCTTCAAGAAACTTCGCAACTTTCACTACGAAAGGATTTAATCTATATCCAACCTTCTGAATCTTATTCAAAAAGGCGACTGGTTTTTCTCCCTGTATACGGTGGCTCTCTCCCCTTCTCACAAGATCATGTCCTTCCATAACCTCATTGAGTATATATCCACCTGATGAACCGTTTCTTTTCCAGTCATTTGGTGGGACAAGCATAGGCCATGCAAGTGGAGAGAAAAGCTGTGCATTCTCCATCACTTCGTCCTTGATATCCAAGAACTCAGGTGTTGGTAGTACATATACAGTGGTCTTACGTCCAGTTCTTATAGCTTGGTGATAAAACCAACCACTAGATTCTAGTATACAATCTAATAGCCAGCCTCCTAATTTAACACGTAAAGATCTACCCCATCCTTTCCATTTTGGTACATCAGACTTATTCATCAATGTTTGTATTGATATAAGTTTTTGTTGTGTACCCTTAGATTTATGCCAATAGTTCTTCTTTAAGGTTTCTAATAATCCTGGGGCTGCTTCCTCATAATATCGCATTTGGCACTCATCTTCAACAGCATGTCCAATAGAGTCACATACATTAGTAGCATAGTTACTACCTTCTTTAAAGCTAAAGACTTTATCAAAGGTTACTTTGCATGCTATAGCGGCTGCAGCAAGAGGTTCTATGTCTTTAAGGTATTTGTTTATCTCTTTAAATGCAACGCCTGTATGACCCTTGTGGATGCGATTGCGAGTGTTTTCTATCTGTTCTACAACCTTTGGTAAGATAGTATCAATAGATGCAATACCATATACTGATGCAGAAGCATAACTCTTATCTTCTAGTTTTAATGTACTATCAGTAAGATTCTTCAGCCCCTGACTGATCTGATCCCTCTCCAGTTGCACTTGTTCGGCTATAAGGTCTTTTGGTAGTTGCATAGTCGTGCAATTCATCGTTGATTTGATCTACTAATAAACGCCTTATCTCCTCTCTATGTGGATGATCGAAAGGTATGAGATCTAGTGCTTGTTTCTCATAACTATAAATGTCATCAAGCTCTCTCATAGTCTTCTTCGTCGTAATCATAATCCTCCCCCATTTCTGGATATACTTGGTGAACAGCATCTCTAGTGCATACAGTAAATTCAGATTCACCTGCTTCCATTATAGCAAGTGCTTTATTCTTTGCATCACTAGTTCTACTATATACATGTTCTGTAACTTTACCCGTTACATAGTTATTTTCACGGATGATACAACTGACAGAAGATGGTAACTCCCAACCTCCAACTTTCCAAGACATAAGCTCATCAAATTGCAAAGGTAGAAAGAATTTATCTGGTGCGTCCTTGTATTCTTTCCAATTGTTGTGATAGTAAGGTTTCTTTTTAGTCATTAGGATAAGGAGTGTAAGTTTCATCATCAATTGGTTCTAGATCAACTAAGTAATCATCAAACCATTTAGCTTCTTCAACAGCCTCAAAGGCTGCCTCCATGTCATCATCAGCGGTGAGAACAAAGTCTCTACCACTTTCAAGGTGGCATAAATAGTGTGTCATTGCGTCACCGATTGTGAAAATTAAGTTTTAGTTTTAAAGATTTTAATTTATCTTTAGATGCTCGAATTGCTTGAGGTTTGAGTGTCCTCTTTGGTGGTTTCTTCGAGTGATGTTGCCAATTTGGTACGGTTGATTGCATAATAAATCTTATCAAGAAATGGTTGCATCCAGTCTTCCTCCCAAAGTACAACACCATGCGGTAAGGTCATGTTCCTATACATACGAGCATGAAGAATACTCCACTTAATAAAGATTAACTCTTTCTCGTTAAGTTCAACCTTCATTGCCTCCATGATGTTCTATCGTTGCGTCCCTGTCTTCTATCAAACGATGTTCAATAGATAACACAGGTAATATACCCTTGAGAACATCAACGATCCTAAAGATTGCCTCCCTAGGATCGTGATTAGTTTTTACTTTAATAGTAAATTCATACTTCTTAAATTGATCAGTCATCTTTTAAATTGTCTAGATGTTCTTTGTACAATTTCTCTTTAATATCATTCTCATTTCTGCACTTAACTCTACTTACTTGCTGCTCGTTATAAGCAACAGCTTCAGCATCAGCAGTTTGTAAGTGATGACATTCAATGCGATACTCATCACCACAAGATGAATATAAACGCTTGAGTCTATAACTCACTGCGTCCATGTCCTCAAAGATACCAATTACGGTTGGTTGTCCATCATAAGGACAAATTGAAGTAATAGTGTAATACTCTGGTTGATTAGAATGAGTCATTAAAGTAATAACAAAGGGCGAGCGATTGTGAATCACTCAGTAAACCCTAACAAGTAGGGCTTAGAGAGTGAATCAAAAGGGTAAGAGTTTCCGACAATAAGAACCAGCAGATTTAATATCCTTAATTAATAATGGAAGTTCATACTTAATCTGTTGATAGATTTGAATACTTCCTTTCTTAATTAACTCAAAGCCTGTTGAGTCCTTGCTGTTATGTAAACGCTTAACCTCAGCTAATAATTCAGCTTTAGTGTTATTCATTGAGAAGAATTTCATGGGTAGTTAATAACGTTTTTAAGGAAGATGTAAAGTAGAATACTAATACAAATGATTGCAATTAGAGTAGTCATAACATAGCATAACGTCGATCATTCATAGACTTAGCATCATTTAAGCCATCAAATTCAGATAACATCTCATTATCTGTATCAACAACTTGTGATGCTATTAACTCTATGTATGCCCAAGTTACGTTGTTCTTGTAACAACCTAAATCAAAATTAGCTTTAGTAAATAAGTCTAATAAGACATCATTACCAAAGTTTGTTGTGAGATAGTCAACGATTTCTTCCTCATAAGTGTCAAAGAACTTGATGGTATCAGCATAATATATGTGTTGGCTGCACACACCAGATTGACACCCGTGATTAACAATCTCCTGCAATTCTTCGAGTTCATAACATTTAAGAACTTCATCATAGGCAGATTCTTCATAACCAATGTTCAATTTCATAGAGATAATTAAAGTGAACAAATGACACATAAAGTGTCAACGATCCTTAAGAGAATTGAACTCTTATTACTAGTTAGACAGACTAGTGTGTTAACCGTTACACTAAAGGATCAGGAAATAGCGGACTTATGTTATACTAACAGCCGCTCGATTGTGAATGTTAATTAATGCTTAACTTGTGAAGCCAAAGTCATAACGAGTCTCTGCATTTAGTAGATTCTCATTAACCCATTTACCTATTGATGTATCAGGAGTTGACTTAAACAATAGGTCACGAATAGCTTCTTTAGCAACACCAAAGTATGTATACTTGCCGCCATTCTTAAACTCTACTTGTGCAATACCTTCGACTTCATCAACATTTAATTGATTAATAGCAGATGAAGTAACATTCAATGATTTCATAATTAGAATAAATAAGTGGATAAAAGAAGGAACTAATAAGTCCTTCATCCTGTTAACTACTAATGAGAATAACAGGAGGAAAGAGTTAATAACCTAACCAAGTTAACACAGAGTTAGCATGATAATCATGACCGCAATC